CCTTGTAATGACTTTAGACTTGCTGTCTGGTTACCAGCAGAAGTCTTTATACCTCTAAATAGTATATCTGATTTATTGCCTAAGTTTACAACCTCAGCTTTGTTTACGCTAAAGATATTATCAAAACCTAATAGGCTGATCTTTTCTAAGAACTCAGGAATAATTGAGAGATGTGCTGATACCATTGTGAATCTTGTAAATAATACTCTTATGTTCTTAGACATTGTAAGCAGCGTAAGAAAAACCGTTACAGCAAAAGACTTTCCAGATCCTCTACCCCCTGTGATTATAAAGTAACGAGCATCAGATTCAAATAAAGGATTATATTTTTTATTCAGTATCAGTTTCAACAAATGTTATGACAGGCATATTAATAGCTTTATCGCCAGAGGTTACATCTAATCTATTTGTTTCATTCCATCCTAGTCTAGTCTTTGCTGCGTGTATTACAACTGAAGGTACTTTATCTTTTACACATTCATAATACTTTGACTTGATAAAGTCTTTTTGTATGTTTTCTATTTCTTGTACTTTGTCTGCAAATTCTTGATCCTCTTTTACCCACTTGTAAAAGTTTGTTCTTGATAGGTCAGTTGCTTTTAATGCAGTAGTAATTACTCCTAGACTTGATTCTAATGCTTTGAGCAATCTCTCTTTGTTAATCTTTGTTCTATTTTGTTCCATTCTTTATTGCTTTTTGTCCTGTAAATTGTTCCCATCTTTCTATTATTACATCACAATACTTTTCATCTAACTCCATACCATAACATTTTCTATTTGTTTTTTCACAAGCCATTAAAGTTGAGCCACTTCCTAAAAATAAATCTAATACAAAGTTTTTAAATTTAATCTTTTCAAATATCAATATTGGTAATTCTAAAGGTTTTGGTGTTAAATGAAAACCCTGTGTTTCTCTTTTATTGTTAATTCCAACGCTATTAGCATTAAATACTAATTGCTCGTGTCTTTTATTGTCATTATGATAACCATACATAGTTTCAAAATGTCCTGCTTGCCACCCATTCGTTTTATGCCAAATATGCTTTGTAGTTACCATTTCACCAAATTCAGGAAAAGATATATTATCCCAAAACCAAATCATCAAATTATCACAATAGTTTCTTGCATTAGTAAATGCTTTGTCAATATCTATAATCATATCGTGCATTATTTCGCTATTATTAGGAAATGGTGGGTCTGTAAATACCATATCAGCTTTTTCACCATTCATTAGTTTAGCTACATCATCTGAGCTTGTACTATCTCCACACATAATTCTGTGGTCTCCTAGTTGCCAAACATCACCAAGTTTAACTTTGCTTTCTTTTACTTCGGGTATTTCATCATCATCTATTAATCCTGCTTCAGGCTCTACATCATCTTGGTTTTCCCATACATCTAAACCCCATTCAGCCAGTTGCACGCTATCCCACTCATTAGCTAACATATCCCACTCCCATTCTCCAAAACCTACGTTATCCTTTACGATAAACTCTTTCTTTTGTTCATCAGTAAGTCCTTCTGCTATTTCTATCCATACTTCTTTTAGTCCTGCATCTTTACTTGCTTTAAGTCGCATATTACCCCCAAGCACCATCATATCTTGATCAACTACAATAGGTCTTAACTTTAACATCTCAGGAAATTCTTGTATTGACTTAACTAACTTTTTAAACTTATCGTTTTTAATAATTCTAGGATTATTAGGATTTCCTTTGACTTGACTGATCTTAACTTGTTGCTTCATAGTATATAATAGAATTTTTTAATATTTATTTATTAGCTTTCGTGATAGACTGTTGTCAAACCTCTTTTTTAATTCTTTACTTATTCCAGCACTAAGCATTTCTTGGTTTATTCTAAACTTAGCAGCTATAATTTTCATGCTGATGTCTGGGTTTTCAAAGTAATATTTTACAGCTTTACTCGTTAGAGCTTTTAAGTATGTTCTTGATCTTGGCTTTCTCATTAGTCAAAAGATTCATTAATTCCACGTTCACCACATAGTTTTTCTTTAGCACTATCCCAAAGCTTATCACCTCTTTTCTTTTTACTTAAAGAAGCTTCTGTTCTAATTAGATTAGGCATACCCTCCTCTGGCTCTGCATCCATCCACTTACCGCAATCACATAGAGCTTGAATGCAAACCCATTTGTTTTCTCTCATAGCGATAGTTGCTTTGCCTATCTCCATTTCTACTTTACCACATTCGCATTTATATAAAGTCATTTTGCTAATCCTCCTGTTAGTATTTCTCTTTCTGAACACAATCTATCAAGCTCAAACTGTAAATGATTGATAGCTTTTTGTATATCTTGATCTGCTGGGTTTCCATCTTTTTTGCCTGCTCTTAATAAATAAGATACTGCTGTGCCTGTGTTGTAAGTTAATTCAAAATCCTCCACCACACGCCTTGCTTCATAGCCATAGGTAGTTCCTATATAATAATTAGGTTTAGGAGTTCTTTTGTAATCTGTTTTCATTCGCTATATTTTTTATATAATTTTTTAATTTCATCAAAGCACGTTGCAATGCAAGATCCGCAATTTGTAGAAGGACTGTAATTAGTTCCATGTATTACATTATAAGTTTCTATCATTCTTTTTTTTGCTGCTTGATTTTTTGCTCTACCTGTTTTTAAATCTTTCCACATATCTAACACTTCATCTATAATTTCTTGTGGTAAATTATCTGGTGTGTCTATTACTGTGGTCTTTTGCCATTTACCCTGACTACAACTCATAGGTGCCAAACGTGCCTTCAGCTTCATAAAACAACCGCAATCTTTGCAAGTTCCTGTCGGTTTAAAATAATAAACGCAAGACTTACATATTTCTATGCGATCCTTGTAGATTCCATTTGGTACTAGAAACTTCATATTTTTTTATTAACTTTTTCTTTTTATCAAAAAGATCATTTGGGTATGAAAATCCAAACTGCATTACAAAAATATCTTTCTTTTTTGGATCATACAGTTTCATCAAGTTCTTTTTTAATTATTTCTCTTACTTTGTCTATTGTCGTAAATAAGCTATTCCTACTGATCTTTGTCTTAGCTGCTAATGAATCTAAGGTGTTGCCTTCATAGTAATACAACTTAAATAATTCTGCATCATACCAATGCAAAGTGTCTAAAACACAGTCAATCTTTTCTAGCTTGTTAAGTCTTTCGTGATCTATTTCCTCGTTTGGAAAGTTTGATATATCTCTATAATGATAACTGCCAGATACTGTAAAATCATCAACGCTGGTACGATTAGTAGAATAAATAGTGCTGTCAATATGCGTGTAATATTTTTCATACTTATAATAGAAGTTGCTCCTTGTACTTGTTAATGCTCTTCTTAGTGCTACTGCCCCATATTTTATTATTCCATTAACTCCATCCTTTTGCCATATATTTGTCAGGGTCTGCTTGTTCATTTGCAAGAAGTAGATCATTAATTCCTGGACAGCTTCATGTATTTTGTTTTTATCTTTAGTAATACCGTAAGCCATTGTCCTAAATTTATCTGTCAGCTTTGATATTTCTATATAGATCTCAGTCATTGGTTGGCTCTAGTTTATCTAGTTTGTCTACCGTTTCTTGTAGCATTTGATCTAGTACTACTTTGTAAGCCCTGACTACTGCTGCATTGCCTTTTGTTTCTATACCTGCAAAAAAGCCGCTAGTCATAACTGATACATTGATTGGCATAATCATTATCCAATCATAAAAATTGTTCTCTCTAACTCCTGTGCCATATCCATTTGAATAATCAACTATTAATTGTAATACTTCTAAATAATTATTGTATTTTGTTTTCGTTGCTATTTCTTGAGCAAACTGTTTGCACATCTCAACATATATTTCAATGATCTGTTTATGATTCTCACTTGAATATATCGCATTTTGCATATTCAAATTTATAATAAAAATTTATTCTATTCCCTTTTCTTTTTTTAATTTATCAACAAGGCTTTTGTAATAACTAATCTTTTCATCATAATCAGATCTAGAAAACTTCACTATTGTCTTAGCTAAATATTGCAGTTCTTGAGCTGTGCCTTCTCCATATTTAGAATCCAAACCTAAAGCAAACTTATACTGCTCTCCTTGTTTAAACATATTACAGCCTACGCATTGTGGTTGACAATTAACTTCATCGAATCTTGTAGCTAAAAAACTTCTTGACTGAAAATGCCCACATTGCATTCCAGATTTATAATGCTTAACACAACCGCAAGTATAACACTGAACCATTCCTTCAGCAGTTGCATCTCTTAGCCTTATATAAAGACTAAAAAATTTATCTAGTTCTTTCTTGAGTTTACTAATAGACTTCATATCCTAAGTCTTTTTTCCATTTATCTTGTATCTTACCCTTTCTTGCAGCATATATCTTACCCCTTAATCCTGGGCAATACTCTTGTAGTTTTCTACGCATTCTTTCTATTGTCTTAATGTTTGTCAGTTTGTTATTAGCAAACATCTGCATAAACTCTAAGCCATTCATTTTATTAGGATCTATTTCTTTACGCTTTAATTCTTTCCACCAATAAGCAGCAATTAACATATTATCATTATCTCTTAAATGTGGTTTAATGGTAAGTAATTCTCTTACGATTTCTTTAGTTTTCATTCTTTTAATTTATAGTTAATATGTAGTAAAACTGCTATTATTATTGCCCATCCAATCATCTTGTTAAGTTTTAAAAAAAAGAGGGAGATAACCTTTACAAAGTATAACCTCACAAATTAATTTTTATATTAGTTTTAACCCTCTTTTTTATGTTAGTAATTTTGGCTCTGGTCTATAATGTAAAACCCTATCTGGTTTTTCTCCTTTTTCTACTCTTGATCTTGCATCCCATATTAATTCCTTATGTTTTCTTAACCAACTTATATAGACAGGTATGTTAAAATGTATAAAATTACTTTTTGTTGGCTCTCTTAATCCTAAATAAAAAGCATTTTCTGCATCCTCAAAATAAAAATTCTTATACATTCTTTTTAGATCTTTAGCTAAATCTTGTGACATTACCATTATTGTGTCCTCATCAACATTATGCTGCCCTACACCTATGTATGTTTTGCTTACTAAATCTACTGAGGACATTAACAGATCCTCATCTGACATTGTTTTTATTAATCTCATATTGTTTTTTTAGTTTTTCTTTTACGTTTAAATTTTTTTGCAAGTGCTGGTGTATCTTGCTCATTGATTTAGGTTTCTTTGTTTCTCTGCGTTCCCAAGTCCTTACTGCAGCTTTCCAGTCTTTCATTTTATTCTTTCCTATTTTCCAATCTTTGCTTTCATAAAAATCTATAAACGCTTCTGCATCTATATTATTATTTCTTTCCTTACAATAATCTACAATATCATCAACACTTGGTTTTTTAAAACGCGCCTTTTTATTACTATCTGTAAGATTAGTATTATTTATATTTATATTAGTATTATCTCTAAACTTATTTTGTGTAGGCTGCTTAATTAATTTTATGTGCCTAGACAATATTTCTTTAGTACCCTCCTTAAAAATAGTTGTCCTTGTTATAAACTTATTATCCACTAAACACTTTAGCCAGTTTTGAATAGATGTTTTACTTACATTGTAAAGAGTTGCAAAGTATTGTGTTGATGCTGTGCATTTACCATTCATATTACATAAAGCAGTTATCTCAGCATAGAGCAATTTAGAATTAGGAGATAGATTCTTATTGTATCTTACATCTGCTGGGATAACTGCGTAGTAATTTGGTTTTTGCATTAAATTATTTTTATTGTAAAGTGATAATTTTTGAGTGCTAACTTAACAATTTCTAATTGATTTGAAAAATCAAAATAAGAAGTTTTAATTACACAAATAGTTTGCCCACTTGTTACTTCTAGTAAAACATCAGAATCTAACTTTTCAACAACACCATTTTGCAGCAAATGACTTTTCATAAAATGCTTATCTGTAAATATTTTCTTACTACCATCAATATCTTTATACGCCTGATATATTTTGTCAAAAGCTGTTCTATATATAATACAATGCTTAAAATTTTTTTTATGATGACTTTGATAATGGTAAGTTATACACCTATCCCTGTTTAAAACTTTAGCAACTATATGTCTAGGAATATGCTCCTCAGTCAATCCTATATATCCTGCAATAGATCTAACTGCTTGTATGTTTCTTTTTCTAGTTTTAAGCGCTAGAGAACCATTAGGCAATCCCATTACTCTGGTAGCAAGACTGCATAATGCTTTGAAGTTTAATTCGTGAGTCATATTAAAATGGTAAGTCGTTGTTATCCGTTGTAACAAATTTCTGATCTTGTATATCCATTTCAATTCTACCTTTTAATTCATCATTGACAGCTTGATTAATTTCTGAATTATTAAGCCCTATTCTCCAGCAGTCTATATTATTGTAAAATCTACCTTTGTATTCTCTTGAATATACATTGCAATTTGCAATCACATTATCCCCTTCTTTTAGATTATCTAATAGTCTGATCTTATCTCCCATAAATTTAAGTGCTACTTGATTTTTATAGTCTGATTCAGTTTCTATTATACAAATTTGACTCTCCCATGTTTTACCAGCCTTAGAAGTTCCTGCTTCAGCTTGTAATTTTTTACTTAGTTTTCCTTTAATTTCCATTGTTTTTTATTTTTTAATTAATTCTCTGATTTGTTTTATTGTTTTTCTTGCTTCTATTATTTGCAACTTTAACTCCATGTTGTTTTGCCTAACCCTTGCATTTTCTTTTAACAGGGAGTTAACTTGAGTATCTGGTTCTTGTTTATTAATACTGTTTATAGGTATAGTCATAATTATATATTTTTAATTTTCCAGTTTATATATTTGCTCAAAGTTTCACCATCAAAAATTATTTTGTCCTTTTCAGGAGAATAAGGGTACTCCCTGCCATTAGTATGTTTTTTAGCTTGGAGTGTTTGTATAGGAAGTCTGTATAAAAAACGACCAATACCAAAACCAACACAAGCTCTTTTAAAAGCATCTGAAGCGTGTCCTTTGTCTTTTTCTACATTACTTTCCGATCCTGTATCATCTTGCCATACCCACTCATTGCCATTATATATTTCTACTCTACAAAACAAAAGACCATCAGCAGAATAGTAAGACTTTTTCCAATTACCAACACCCACAACCTTATCTAACAAGTCCATACAATCTCTTGCATCTATATATGCTACACAAGTTGCCTTACCATATTTAACTGATTGTACTCTCCATTTATAAGGTAGTTCTTTTTTTAAGTTTTCAAAATTTTTTGTTCCCATTATATTAAATTTATTATTAATGCTTTGTCTTTGTAAGACTTAGCGTATTCTTTTAATCTATCTTTATCTGTAAAGTTAAAAGCTTCATCTAAGTTAAGCCCTGACTTTTTACAATAATCATCAAGAGCTTTATCTATTTGCTTTCTTGTTCCAAATATTCTTATAGACTTACTATATTGCTCAATGTCAGCTTCATAGCAGTTGAATTGTCTATTCCATTTTCCTGTTGTTTTATAATCCCCATTAGGGTAAAAATAATACGAATCACATTCTAGTTTCATATTTAGTAGTTTAATTGTATGTGTAATAAAACTGATCCTATAAATAAAAGACTCATACCAACACAGCCTAAGAAAAACTTAACTTGACTAACATTGTCTTGTTGATCTATATAGTACTCCTCTAATAAGTTAATATATTCCCCTCTTGCATTTTTGGCAAACACAAAGTCAGCAGCAGCTTTTCCGCTTATTATAAATGACTTGCCTGTTTTTTTACTTGTAAATTTCATAATTCTTTTTTATTGATTAATACGAAGCAAAGATACAAAACTTTTTAATTATTAACACAATTGTTTACAAAGTTATTAACAAAGTAATAAACAATAAGAAAGGACTGTACAAGCGATTGTAATACGCTTACAGTATATAGGTATTAAAAAGAAGTGAAAGTGGCTTAGAAGCTATACGGATAGGCTTAAAATAGCTATTATAATAAGCATGTAAAATAAGTAAAGTTGCCAAGAGATTTTGTCTTTCATTATAATGGCATCAATAGATTGATGGGTAGTGTTCCGTTATTGAGTACAACTGCACATCCTATTGCTTGTCTCCTGAAGTTTTTAGCGTAAGCTGCTGCGTAAGTAGTAGAATCAACTCCGCAACCTACTTGCATTCCAAACACTCTAAATCTTTTTCCAACATACCAGCGAGTGTAGGCTTCAGTATGTGTATGACCGCAAACACTTGACATCAGGTTGTTCTTTGCTTTTGTTTGTGCTTGCCTGCCTTCGCCATGTTCGTAAAGCACATCATCATAAGTTACTGATTCTGTCCAGTTCCAATCAGGAGTTCCTAAGACTTCATTGTAAGCCCTTAACCAAGAAGCAGGAATGCCGCCTGTCATAGCTTTTCTAGAAGCCATACGGTCATGATTACCAATACAAACATCAGCAACAGGAAAAGCCTTATACCATTCAGCTACTTTCTCTATTGTTTTTTCTAGTTCT